AGTGGCGGCCGCAGCGGCCCCGCCAGCTAAAAGCCCCGAACCGTCCCCTGTCATGGCAGCAGCGGCTCAGAAGATATCGTCCGGGGATACTGTAATAAACGTCGAATTCAAAATGACAAATAATTTCAGCGGCTCCCCGGGCGCGGAAACCGCAAAGCAGATATCGGAAGCCGGCCAGAGGGCAGGGGACGATTTTGAATCGAGAGTAAGATCCGTTTTTGAGTCGATCCTGCGGGACAAAAAGAGGATAGCCTATGGCTAGGGAATATTTGGCGCCGCAAGGATCCGTTTGGGACCAAATAAGCTATAAATTTTACGGGGACGAAAGGTTTATCGACGCTTTATTAAATGCCAATCCGTCTTTGCGCCACATCGTAAAATTTGAAGAATCGGCTTTGGTGATAATTCCGGACAGGCCTGCCGTGCACCCGGATTCCGTTACTTCCTTGCCCCCATGGAAAAAGGCGGTGTGATGTGTTGCCGCGGCGTTCTTGCTTGGAAGTAAAAATTGACGGCACTGATATCTCAGAAGCGGTATCGGATCGCATTCTCAATTTTAATTATACCGACAGGGCTTCCGGAGATTCTGATTCTGTAGACTTGTCCTTAACCGACAGGGACGGAAAATTTATTGGCGACTGGTACCCGGAAAACGGCACGGAATTCCGCGCAAAAATAAAAGTTGAAAATTGGAATAGCTCCGGGGATTCCGACGAGCTGGACACGGGGAAATTTAAAATAGATTCGTGCGTGCTGTCCGGGCCGCCTGATAAATTCAGTGTTAAAGCGGTGTCTATCCCCATATCGTCCGGCTTGAAGCAGGACGAGAAATCAAATACCTGGGAAGAAACGACGCTGCAAAAAATAGCCCAGGAAATCGCGGGCAATGCCGGCGTCGATCTGATTTACGAAGTGGAATCGGATATCCAGCTCGACCGCGTAGACCAGCAGCAGCAAACTGATATGTCGTTCCTGCTGGATTTATGCGAAAAATACGGGATAGCGCTAAAAGTTACGGACGGGAAAATTGTTTTATTCGAGGAATCGGTGTATGAGCAGAAAGAAGCTGTAGACACATTCGACAAATCGGAAATAGGCAGCCGCATACTTGATTATAATTTTGCCCAGGACACGAACGGCACGGTTAGCAAAGTAGAGCTGTATTACAAAGACCCGAAATCCGGGATTGTCGCGCAGGGAGAATTCGCGCCGCCCAATCCCCCGAAAACAGGGCAGAAATTAATATTGAATGAGCGCCCCGGCGATTTGAGGGGGGATAATTACCGCAATGGAGTCGATACGGCGTCGAAAGATCCGGGCGGTACGTTCAGCACGGGCTTTAAGGAATTTAACGACATCACCGCCGATTTTAACAAGCCCAGGGCAGACACGACGGACAACGCGAACAGGATTTGCAAGGCGCGGTGCCGGGAAAAAAATAAAAAGGAGTGGACGTGTACCTTGAAGCTTGTAGGAAACGTGAAAATGTTCGGGGGAGTAAATATAAACATAACGAATTGGGGAAAATATTCCGGCAAGTATTCGGTCGATGTGGCCGCGCATGATACAGGCGGCCGCTATGCGACTACTGTCAATGCGCATAAGGTTTTGGGGTATTAGCATGGCGGGAGAAATGCTGCATCAGGGGCAGGCGACGGAACGCGACGTTAATTCCGCATCGGCGCGCGTCGGATTTGACGATCTTGCCGGAACCGTATCGGGGTTTATGCAGGTATTGTTTCCTGCGGTCGGCGGATGGAATTTTTTTTATACGCCGGAAGAGGGAGACCAGGTAGTTACAATCCGGCTGCCGAACGGCACTGAGGAGGGGTATGTTTTGGGGACGGTTTACACTGCCGGAAAAATGCCGCAGGGCGGAGCTAAAAATATTTTCCTGATGGTAAGCAAGGACGGGAAAAACTTCATCCGGTTTGACGCTGTTAATGGGACGCTGGATGTATATGTTGACCAGACGGGAACAGAGAAATTCAAAAACCTTAAGCTCCAGGTAAAGGAAAACCGCAATGCCGAAATAGGCATTGACGATATTTTATTGGTAGAGGGAAACCAGGAAACAATAGTAGAGGGCAGATCCAAGCATACATCTTCCGATACCGATATCTATTCGGACGCGCCTGTAGGATTGCAGGGGACAAATACGTTCCTGGGCGCGGACGTTTTGCAGGTTTTTTTCGACGAAGTGATTGACGCTTTTGAGCCTTACATATTCAGCCCGCCGATAGAACACCCACCCGGGCCGGTATTGCCGGAAGCTGTGCTGATAAATATGGCGCTTACCAGAGTTAGAAGGCGAATGATCGAAGCAGCAAATAACGGGAAAGCAAGCTGCGCGAAGGCGCTTAAATAGGGGACTAAATGCTTATAGGATCATGGGGCAGCAATATTATATTTGAAGTCTCAGGCGAAATTGCCAAAACGTTCAAGGAGCTGACCGAAAAATCTTCCGGGCGCTGGGCAGAGCATGAAACGATAAATAGCCGCCCATTGTCGCAGTTTCTTGGCCCCGGCCTCGACGAATTAGAAATATCAATCATTTTTTCCTTGATGCTGGGCGTAAAGCCGCAGGAGAGCTATGAGGATTTAAGGACGGCAGTACGCAGGGGGGAATACAACCCATTTATTATGGGGGGCTATCCTTTAAGCGGAAATTTTTGGCGAATCGACGAAGTATCCGGATCGTCTACGTTATTTGGCCCGCGCGACGGGAAAGTAATGTGGATGGAGTGCAGCATAACGCTCAAGGAGTACAACTGATGGTAACCATAGAGAGCTTGCCGACTGCCGTTGTGTACGGATTAACAGGAGTGCCGGAAGTTATGCAGAATGTCCGCACAATTTTAACAACCAGGCGCGGAACATTGCCCCTTGATCGGGATTTTGGAATTAGCTTTGAGTTTTTGGACAGCCCGATTAACACGACGAAGGCGAAAGCGGAACAGGAAATATTTATGCAACTAAAAAAATACGAGCCTCGGGCAATTTTAAGACAAATTATCTGGATTGTTGACGCGATGTCAGGAAAGATTTCGCCAACGGTCAATGTGGAGGTGAATCCAAATGTCGTTTGGTGATTTGCAGTTTTCGGAAACCGACGCAAGGAAAATACAGGCATCTTTCCAGAGGATATACGAAGAAATCCGAAGGGCAAACGGAGATCCGGGGTTCAGGCTTGCGGCCGGAGCGCCGGAAAGGCTTGTGCAATTAACGGAATCAGCCGTGGTGACGCAGGTAGCAGCCGATATCGACAAAACAGGGAAGGGGAACCTTTTGTTTTTTGCCGGCGAAGATACTATGGAGCATATTGGCTATTTGTACGGCGAAAGGGGCAGGCGGATGGCCGCCTCATACGCCCTTACAACCATGCGCTACAGATTATCTGTGGAACGCCCTGTCAAAACGCCAATTCCCCAGGGATACAGGTCTACCCCTGACAACAAAGTGTTTTTTAAGACCCTAAAGACTTTGGAAATACCGCCCGGAGAATTATACGGCGACGTGGAAGCTCAATGCCTCACTCCCGGGAGCGAAGGGGACGGGTTTGAAGTCGGCCAGATAAAAAACATGGTCGATTTAGTGCCGTTTGTGGCATCCATAGAAAATATAACGCCCACAAGCGGCGGCGCCGATGTAGAAGGCCTTGAGGAGTATAGGGAGAGGCTTCGGCTGTTGCCGGAATCGTTCAGCGTTGCCGGGCCTGACGGGGCATACGAGTTTTGGGCGCGGTCTGCAAACCCTAGCATTGTAGACGCCAAAGCATGGATGCCGGAACTTGATATGGAAGCGTTTGCGGAATTCCTTGCGCCTTGGGGGATATCGGACGCAGCGGGATTTTACAAAGCCCTGGGAGATTACTACCGGGAAAGCGGGACAGGTCCCGGGAACGTTAACGTAACCGCTTTGATGAAAGACGGCGAGCTGCCCTCTGAGGAGATTTTGGATCAGGTAAAGGAAACATTGACGCCTACAAAACGCCGGCCATTGACTGATTACGTCCATGTAGTGCCCCCGGAAACCAAAGAGTTTGGCGTGGAAGTGCAATACTGGATCGAAACGGAACGCGCTACCGAAGCAGCCTCGATTATAGACGCTGTTGATAAAGCGGTAGGGCGCTATATCGCATGGCAAAGATCGCGCCTGGGATTGGACATACTTCCGGACCTTCTTCATAAATTAATTATGGATTGCGGGGTAAAGCGCATGGATATAATCGCGCCTACATTTACAGTTTTGAAGCCGAACGAAGTATCCCAATTCAACGGATTAAGGGCAGTAACATTTATGGGGCTTGAGGACGCGTAATGGATTTAAGCGACGTTTCAATACTAAAGCTGATGCCCCCCAATATTGCCAGAGACCCCGGCGTAAAAATGATGTCCGAGACGTTCGACGCAGTGTTGCGGGAAATAATTGGCAAAATACAAGGTGTGGCCATAATCCCAAATTTAGTATTAAGCCGAATTGTAAATGAAACGTTGCTTGACTGTTTGGCCTGGCAGTTTCATGTTGACTTTTACGAGCCGGATCTCCCAATGGAAACTAAGCAGGCATTGGTCCTTAATTCCCCTGCATGGCATGCCCAGAAAGGAACTCCGGGCGTTGTGGAAGATATTGTATCGACGGTTTTCTCGAAAGCGAAAATTGAGGAATGGTACGAATACGGCGGACTGCCGTACAGGTTCCGCGTGTCTACAGAAGATGAAATACTGGACACTAAAACTTTAGAGAAGCTCATGCGCGCAATTAAATCCGTAAAGAACACGCGCAGCTTTTTGGATACCCTAAACCAAATAGTCGATTTCGATGTAAATGTTTATTTTGCTACCGGCGCAGAGCTTAAGCTTAAAGAGTACATTATCGCCGACGAAGTCCCGCCTTTTGATA